GCAGGCCATCTTATCCACCAAAGTCGTTGTTAAAGTCGTTGTTAAAGTCACCTTTATTAACCCTGATAGGGTCGCCATCATAATATCGGTCACTGTAGTTTATCGCGCTTATTTTAGCATACTTGCCATCACTCGCGTCTATTTCAAGCGGGATTACAAGCTGACCACTTAATCGCGCCTCATTACCAAAGCTGAATTCTGTTTTTAGCTCGCTGCTTCCGGTGTAGATGGCTTCTTGCGGTGCGTATTCTATTTGAAGTTTTCTAGGCTCGCCAATATCAATAGCGGGGATTGATTCGAGCGTACCGTCACGCTTTTTAAGCAAAACAAAATGGTCGTCACCTTCTGTAAATTCTATTTCTTGCGACAATTCAAGCGTAAGCCCGTCAACGCTCAATATCTCGCCATCGTAAGAGCCTACACGCGTTCCTTTTACCACGCTGATCAATTGCATAGGTTTAACTAAAGAACCCTCTATCGTGGCTGAAAAATCGACCGACTCTTTACTGTAAACAAGCTTGTTATATTCGCGCATCAATCGCCATGTCGCTTGCGACTTACCCTTAACTCCCTTTGCCTCTACTTTCTTAGGATTCCTGCCCGATCTATCCTCTGGAAAGTACAACACTTCTTTTTTGTAAGTGTCTGCGTCGGTATAGGTTAGCTCTACCGAGTCTTTGCGCTTGCCTTGAGACGTTTTCCTGCTCCACGTCTCGCTGTTTGGCGCTTTTGATCTATGAGTGAAAACCATAGCAGGGATTGACTGAGGGCGCTCAAAGTAAGAAGTCAAAACGCGACCCTCTCGCCATATCTGGCAAAATGCAGCGCTCGCTATCGTGTAAAACGTTTCTTGCGCGGAAGTGTTTTCATCATCAAAAGTACAAGAAAACTGGCCTCCTTCTTCTGACTCAAAATACGATTCAACTAAAGATTGATTAGAAATTAAGTTATCCATATCTAGCTCGCTAACATCACGACGACCCACATAAGGGTCAATAGCTAACCGGATAAGTGATTGCATAGCCTGAGTATTGGCGCTTAAAGAATCTTCAAAAACACCATTGCCTAGGTATTTATAGACCATTTCAGTAGCTATACAGTTTATTTCTGGGTTTCTAATTGCGGCGTTCTGGGCGTTAGCTATCCGCTTGGTCTGAATAGTTGTGGTGTTACCGAAATACTCATTCTCCACCTCGTACAGCCCAAAAATATCCTTTAGCTTAATTTCATCAGCGGACTGCCCAGAAAAGTCTGCGTTACTTGTACGCTGCACCGAAACCCTGAAAAAGAAATCTCCACCGAAATCAACTTCCGTAGTTTTCCCTTTTTCATTTGAGTTATTACCGCTTATAGTTTCATCTATAACATATTGTGATCCAACTGGGTTTTTTTCTTCATCTAACTTTACAACAGTTATTCGATAATTCACTGATTTTGATGTTCGGCTTCCTCCACTTTGGGCATACATGCCATTTGGGGAATAAACATTTATCATCGCCTTTTGGCATTTAACGCTCGTGTTGTTAAACTCGCCAAGCACCGTGTAGTCTTCTTCGTTTGGAGCTAGAATTGTTTGACCAATAGCCTCGCCAGATTGATAGACACCGTAAACAATTTGATCTATTGGGTCGCCAATTTGTATGTCTGGCGAAGCATTGTTAGGCGATTTATTAGGATAGTAAACGCCAGCCGATGCGCCATCTATTTGAGATAGAAGGGTATCGCCATCTTTTATTTCTTCAACTTGTACTTGATTTCTAGCTATACAGTAATACCCGTACCTTTCTTCTTTATTATTGACGTAGCGAGAGTATTCGGAAGCTATGACATCTGGTATAGATTTAACTTTGCCGCAAATGTCCGGTATTCTTTGGTTTGGTCTTGCCTTGTTTCTTCGGTCTGTGAGGCTGTTGTTCGGACTCTGCCTGCCACTATCAGTTTGGATATTTGGAATATCTGGAGCTAAAAGTAACGTTGCGGCTATAGCCACAACAGCCGCTATAATTATAGTTACTGGATCACCAGAAATTAATATTACACTGACATCGCCAGCGGATTGCATTTTATCAATATCGCGGCTTATCTCGTTTTCTTCGCAAAGCTCACCAGCGTAAACCTTAAAATTCTGACCGTCTTTTATATTTTCAAGAATCCAGCCAATTACCGTGCCGTCATAATTTATAACCTCTGGCACCATTTTCGATTCGTACTTTTGATAAAACCGTATTATCGCCAAAATGTGACACTCTTGTAAGGTTCTGAAAAATCATCTAGGTTATCGTAAGTGACTTGGCCTTTAGATCTGTCGCAATGATAGACAAGTCCGTTGTAAAATATACCGCAATGAAAAGTACTATCCTTGCCAAATTCTTTTTCACACATAATTATATCGTAGTTTTGCAAAGATTTTACTTTCTCAAGCCCAGCGTGATCTCCATGCAAGTGATCCATTATTAAATTAAATGCTTCACGTAATTTTTTAGGTCGAAAAACATCACATTTTAGACCATTATCTTTTCTTACTATTACGACAAAATCCCAGCAATTAAACCGAGAAAAAGAATAAGGTAGACCGATATATTGGATCAAAACAACGACCTCATCATAGGAAAATCATCAAGGTTATATATTTCCCCCGTCTGGTCTGAGTTTAAGTCCGGCACTCCTGTTTTAATCGTAAAAGACCCTTTTGCCTGCGCTACTGAATTAGCGTTATAAGTTAAAACCTCGACTGGCTTAGTAAGATATTCGCTGTGGTAGCCTCTAAATGTAACAATAATAGGCTCAACTGTATCAATATCAATCAGATCAAGCTCCCCATCCAGAACATTAAAAGCGTCTGAAATTGTGTAGGACGCTGTTTGATCGAGGTCGTTAGTTTGCATACTGCCTGACTCAAGCATTGCCGCAGGGGAGTAGGCTATAGAAACCCCGTTTTCGTCATCAGCAATAAGTTCGACTGAATCCATAACTAGGTTATAGGTTTTAGACATTTGCGAATGCGAAAGCGAAACAGTTCGATAGTATCTTACTCCTTCAGGATTGGACGCTAACTTACGCTTGTAGGCTTCAATCTCAGGCACTTGGAAACCCCACGACAAAATCCTCAAAGGATTGTATTAGTGCCTCGCTTTGATCTCCATAACATTGATAAAGATTATACAGTGCGTCACAAGCCTCTAATTGAGACGGCGTAACTTCGGCCAATGCTGTGAAACCCACGTACCAATTACATCCGGCAGGTTTAGATGCTTTTAGCGTGTTTGGCACTATATTTACTTGATGCTCTGCAATGCCAGTACCGCTATCTAAATTCATTTTAAATGAGTCGCCGCCATGTCTAATAGCGCCATCATAGAAGCTTAAAAATATACTGTACTGAAGTTCAGACATCACAAAGTTTAGCGTAAAAGGTACAGGCTCAAGCGTGCGGTCAAGGTTAAATCGGGGCATTCCACCATCAACTTTAGACTGCAACACATTACTGCCGCGGCTTAACGCGTATGTTTTATTGACTAGCGGCTTTATGCCAGTGGGAAACCATTTATCGCCCATTATGCACGCCTCCTCTGTGCGGTAGTATTGCCGCTTAATGACTTAGATATCTGGCTGTTTGACTGTGACAAGTCACCGGAAACTGTATTTCTAATAAGCAGCACAATACGCCCCTCATCGTCCGTGCTTTGATCGTACTCTTTGCCGCCTTCTGATTGGTCAATAACGACGATATTAACATTGGGTGATGAATTACTCTCGCCCATTATGTTCTTCATGTCGTTAGCTGTACGCACACGGCTAGCATTAGCAGGCGTAAGTATCTCAAGCCCACGCTCTGCTACGGTAGACGTTTGACCGCTTGCAAGCATACCACCCTGCTCACGCGCAGAAGCCGCAGATATAACCGCAGCGCCAAGACTTGCAGCGGTAGCCCCAGCAGCAGCAGCGGCGGCGGGAGCGAGTGCGGGGCCAACTATTGGTATGGCGGCAGTTGCAGCAAACGCATTCTGAGCAGCTTGCGCGGTTGTCGCTGTAGTTTCAGCAACTTTAGAGGCAACGAAGAAGCCAGTCATCAGCTTATCAACGATCTTTTGCTGAATAAATGTCTCTAAACTAGCTTTTATCACGCCAGCAGCAACATCACGAATACCCGTTAAAAGCACATCGGACATGCTCTCGCCAGCAAGTGCCGCATCAACAAGACCGCCAGAAACATCTTTAGAGAATGTTTTACCTAGCTGTATGGCGAGGGCGTTTTCTTCTTCATATCGCGCTTTTTGCTTGTCAAAATTAACCTGCCTTAATTCTTCACGCTCCATTTCAGCCGCAAGCTCTATTTCTTTCTTGGCTAACTGATATTCAGAGTCAATTATTAGTTTTTCGTCTTTATATCCGCGAAGCTTTGCTAGTCTTTCACTCTCAACACGGTCAACCTCTTCAAGCTCAGTGTTGTTTAACTGTATGAACTGCTCTAGTTGCTGCTGCGCTGCTTCCTTATTCCTTATTCTTTGATCTTCGCTACGCTGGCGTATTTCCATCCTTTGCGCTTCTGCGTTTACTTCCGCTGCTATCTCCGCATCTAAAGCTGTTATCTTATCAATCAACCCTTGTGATAACGCTTGCTTAACTTTAGCCTTTCTTTCTGACTCGGAAGAATCTATCTTTTGCAACGCTGTATCATTAAGAGATATTATATTTTCAATTTCAGCTTTTAGTTTTTCTTTATTGTCACCTGTAGGTATATCCCCATTAACTCCGCCAATTTTTCCGCCAGAAATAGATGGTGGTGAGGATATTTTGTTTTCATCTTCAATAGCTTTTTTTCTTTTTTGCAAGCTATCAATAATTTTGTTTTGAGCCTCAATTTCAGACCTTACAGCATTAAGCCTATCTCTTTCTTGCTGTATTATACTTTCCCCTACTATTCCCTGTGATTGAAGTGTTGTAATATTTTTTTCAACCTGAATATAGACATCTCTTAGTTTGCTAACCTCGCCAATAGCTAAGTTGGTTTGAAGGGTTAAGCTTTTTATTGAATTTATGTTTTCAATGTCTTTAAACGTGTTAATAAAATCAACTATTACCTGGGTAGCTTTAGGCACTATTGATATTACAGAGTTAAAAAAACTGTCGAGTATTGGCGCTACGGCAGAGCTGATAAGTTTTCCCGCGTTACCTAGGCTGCTAGCTAATAAAGTCCCTGACGCGGCCACCTCATCAAGCGCTTTCGATTGTCCAGAAGTAAGAGCAAGCTGCGAGTTAACATTTTTATACCTGTCCTCCAGCTTTTTAAGCTCGGCAGAATTGTTAGCATACAGGGGTGCAAGCCGCGACAAATCATTGCCTAATGATTCAAGAGCAAAAGTTGTTTTATTTGATGTTGCATTTACTGACTCCAGACCGCTAACGACCCGACCTATAACCTCACTAGACGAAAGCCCCTGAAACTCTGTAGCTGTTTTTATTGCCTCTTCTTTTGTAAGGCCTAAAACATCAGCGTAGTCTTGAAACGCGCCAGTTCCAGCTGTAGCAAACTCACCTACTTTGTCAGCTACGTCTTTTGATATATCGGCAAATTGCTCGGCTGTTATACCAAACTGCCCGGTAGCGAATGCTGTCGCCTGAAAGTCAGACGCGGTTGTTCTCGCTTGTCTCGCGAGTATTTCAATCTCCCTGTTTGCTTTTGATGCTGAAACAACTACAGCTATACCAGCGGCTGCAAATGCAGTAGCAGCAGCAGCGGCCTTTCCAACAAAAGAAACTGCCGATAAAAATGGTGCTTTAAGACCAGAAACACTTTTGCCTGTTTTTTTTGTCTGGCTCTCAGCATCATTTGCGCTTTTAGTGAATTTGTTCAATTCGCTATTAGCTTTATTTACGCCTTTTGTAGTAACTACTGCCTGAAGTTTAGCCGTTGCCATGTATATACCTTCTGAATATCAAATCAAGCATACTAACTGCCTTAATCTCCATTCTACCTAAATTAATACCGATGTGCTTTGTGTAATTGATAATCGAATCCATAGATAGCCCATCAGTAGCCGGTATGCTCAAGTCCTGATGTATTTCCCAGAGGTAAATAACGGCCTCCGGAAGAGTAGATTTCTTTTCTGGTATATCTGCACCCATTTCTCGCAAAGCTTTCTCGTGATCGCTCTCTGTGCCGCCATGCTTGCTTTTCCTCATCCCTGAGTAGGTAGCTTCGGCATAATCAAGCAGCGACTCTACTTTTTTGCTAAGTACGCATCCGAATCAGCCGCAAACTGTATCACCATTTCGGATAGGTCTTCATTCTCGTCAAAAAGTTTGGTTTTTTCATCATGAGTGCACTCTTGCGAAAAAGACCAACCTGAAACAAGCAAGCAAGCCAATTTATCGTTTAGCTTTTGTTTTTCGCTAGCGATAAAGATATTGCGCTCAACCTTATCCTCAATCTTTTCTGATTGCTCTAGAACTCTTGCATACGCGACCTGCCAGTCCAGCTTTTCTTGTGCAATGCTTCTTGACGACAAACCCTTAACTATAAAATAATGGCCAGTGTCTTTATCGCCAATTTTAAGTGGCATTTTTGCGCCAGCTTCTTGTTTTGTTTTTGAGTAAAAATCTTCTAGTGAATACTCTGTTTTTTTAGCCATGATAGTTATCCGTTAGTTATCCGTTATAAAGGGTGGGGCTATGGAGACGGACGGCTCCACAAAGGCACAAAGGCTAGCCCCATAAACTTAGTAGGTAAGACGCTGCACGATAATAGATGATTCGTTACTATTGCCTGTTCCTGTAGCTTCAACCGTTTGAGTGATCGAAGTAGCGCCACCGATTTCTGGTGTTGCAGCCGTGATAAACGCGTTAGGCAAGCTGAACGACATAGCGCCATCAACACC